TTCCCGTCGTTGGCATCGGGCGCTCGCTGTCCTGTTTCTCTTCCGGTGGAGTGAGCCGGTCACAGGTAAGCTTTAACTGCTTGAAGCTCGAGGGATGGTTGACGGTATATTTACCGGCTACGCAATCCGTGAGGTCGCAGGAGGGTGTCTCGTTCAGGTTCTCATCGAATAGCACGATACGGATGGTCTTGCGGGTCTCGTCCGGGATGAACTCGCAGCAGAATTTATACCGGTATACGTCCAGTATCGTCTTGATCATGCAGTCCGGGACGATCTGGGAGTATCGGATCTCGCCCTTTACGATCGTATCGATCGTGTTGTTCAAAAAAACCATGTCCTTGAATGGGGTGGTGCGGGAAAAGAAGGAGTCCTCCAAGGTGTAGCCAAGATAGGCGAATATCTCCTCCAATAGATGCAATCCACGGATGAAGGGGGATATGTAGAATCCCGGAGCCAACCGGATCGTTTTCTCATCGACTACCTCCGTCCGCTCCACGTCGTTGTAAAGACGGGGATATCCGTCCGGTCCCGGATCACCGGTGGCGTTTAAAGAACCGGACTCTAGGATGGCCGGGAACAAGGCGAATCGGTCGTCATGTGTAATGAACAGGTTCCGGCAGAAGGATATCGCCTTGCTGACAGACGCGAACTTGAGAACCTTGTCCTCAAAGACCGTGGATAACGGTACATCCTTGATCTTCTCGTAGAACGCTCCGGTATTCAAGTAAAAACTGGTCTCGATCCCGCTCTTCCGGTTCGCCGACAGGATGGCTTGACGGCAGGGGATGGAGAATACCCCGTGCTGGATCATGGCGTTGATCCGCTGCGAGGCCTTGCTGATCCCGGCCATGTTATCCGGATAGATGAGTAGTTCCCTATTCTTGTCCGTGGGAGGGAGTGTTACCGGTAAGCTCTGCTCTCCGTAATCGTTAAAGAACGGGTTCATCCGGGATAAGGTCAATTGGATGTCTCCTAGGTCGTAAGCCTTGCCGGATTCGTGAATGATGTCCATCTTATTTGCCTCCTATCTTTTTGGATTTGTCCAATGTCTTCTGGGCGGCCTCGATATCGCTGTATACGACATAAGCCCTCATGCCTTTTGCTCTTAGTTCGGAAAATAGCATAAGTAGCTGTGTGAGTACTTTGAGTAATTCCGGATTATTACTTGAAACCATTACATTTTCTTCATCCGAGCGTCCATTGTATCCACCGTTGGCGAATCCGTTGACGGGAAGAGGATTTGTGCTTGTTCTTTGTCTTCGGATGGCATCCAAGGCTAGGATATGGTTCATGGAAATCGGATCTTGTAATTGCCATGCCGGTGTAACGTATTCTTCTCGATGTACGGGACCAGCCACTTCAAGTATACCACCGTTGCCGGTGAATCCTCCGTTGTACCAACCGGTGGAGTCTGATACAACTCGTTGTCCGGTTTGCGGCGTAGTGTTGTCTTTAAGACCTGCGTTTGCGGTAGATGTACTAGGTTTCTTGATAAGGCCTTTCAAGGCACCGAAAGCGACGTTGATAAGTGCGATTTCGGCAGCGGCTTTTGCTAGTCCTAAGAATCCTAATTTAGATACATTGCGGATTGTGGTTTCTGCGATCGACATTGTTACAACTTGGCGAAGAGTATCTAATGTCAATAATAGAATGTTCCCCATAGCGTCAGCAAAACTTGTTTCAGAATCAACTAAAGATTCCCCAAGGATTTGGCCAGCTTGAGCGGAGAAGTCTAATAAGGTTTGTGCTCTTCGTTTGTCTGTTTCTTCTTGCTTTTTCGCTAATTCCTCTTGTTTCTCATTTTGTGTTTTAACGAAAGATTGCAAATCTTTATTTAGTCCGTTGTATAACTTCTCTTTTTGGACTTTACGGTCTTTATCGGCCTTGGCCTCTTTTTCCAAATTTTTGAGATATTCTTGATAGGATTTATCCATCAGTTTAATTCGGAAATCAAGGATCAGTTGTTCAATTTTCTTTCTTTCGTCACTGCCTATTTTATAGATAGCTAATTGTTTATTTAATTTTTCAAGCTCTAAAGCTTGAAGTTTTGTTTGATAATCATCATATAATCTTAGGCCCTCGGTATAATCTTGTGTCAATTTTAGTTTCTTGGTTGCGATATAACGATCAACCTCTTTCAGCTTTGCGTCTGTGATTTTTTTCTCTTGCTCCGCTGACAGTCCCGGGGTTATATCCGGTTTTTTTATTTTAGGGGCAATAACTTCTACTTCTGGCAACTCGTTTGCAGTTTTTTTAGGCAGAAGAGGAGAGTATTTCTGAGATATCTTATCGAGGTTGGATGCTAATTGGTAAGTTTGTGTCATATAGCTCTGTAAACTTCCCCAGAAATCCTTATCGACTTTACCTCTGGCCCCATAGTAGTAGTCAATGTAAGAGATGACATCATCATATGTTTTTGTCCATGAGCGTCCGTTCTTTATCCCTTCATCTGTTATACGTTTTACGTCTCGAAGCATAGCGTCGGTAACGAATTGTCCCAGATTTGATTTTTCCCTCATTTGATCCATCAAATCAATTTGTTTATTTAAGGCGGTGGTCGTTACATCCTCCTTCTCTTTCTGCATGGTTTTTAAAACTATGTTTTCATGCAACTTTTCATTAACTATTTCTAAAGCTTTTGCGATATCCTCGGTTGTACTTTGTTCTGTTAGTTGGTTTTCAAGATATTTTCCATATCGAGAATTGATCTCATCGATTAATTCTTTTCGTTGCGTTGTTCCGGCGTTGCTTCGTTGGAGAGCGTCAAATAGGGTATAGGCTTCTGCCTGTTCAGTGGCGATCTCCTTGTTCATCTCTTTTAAAGCCCGGGCACTCTTAGTTGAATTATCCCATATTTTATAAATACCTACAGCTAAAGCGGTGATTGCTACTCCAGCCGCAATAATTGGATTGAGTCCTAACGTCACTAAAAAACTACGCATGGCAATTGTCGCAGCTTTGATATTTCCTGTCAGTAGGGCTTTTGCCGCAGCTAGCGCATACTCGGAAGCTATGGAGGCACGGATAGCGATGGCGTTCGCTTTTTCTATCAATACAGCTTTTGAGGAGGCTTTACCTTTTAGTTCCGTCCAATATGTATTTAATTTTATGACCGCTGTATAAAGAGCTAGAGTTGAAGTTGAAAAAATAACTAATCCTGTATTCTTACTGATCCAGTCAGCCATCAGAACTAGTTTTTTAGTCCAGTTCACGGTTTGATTCATTACGCTGATAATGGATGGATTGATCTTCTCCATTAACTCAATGCCAAGATCGTTAAGTTTGTTTTTTGCTTGTTGCATTTTAGCCGTGGCAGATTGGCTTTTTATCGTGGCCTGCTCTAAAGCGACGGATGTGCCGGTTACGGCTTTCGTATAATATTCTACCTTATCCGCTTCATTGATAAGGACAGAGGCAACATTGTAACCTTCTTCCCCGAACATCTTTTTGATAGCGGTAGCGTCCATTTGTTTTTTGCGGAGATTTTCCAGAGCCGTATTTAGCCCGACTATTTTGGGGTTAGTCTCGTCAGCTCCTGTTTGCAGGGTAAGGAAAAACTTTTTGAGTCCGGTACCGGCGATCTCATCCTTGATACCTTTCTCACCTAAAGTTTCAATGGTTCCAACCAGTTGTTCGATCGGAATCTTTGCAGAAGCGGCTGCGACACCACTTGTCTTTATAGCTTTGGTCTGGCTCTCTACGGCTGCTGCACCGAATTTACTTCCGGCGGCAAGTACATTTACATATCGAGCGGCTTGATCAGCTCCATCCCCATACTGGTTTAATGCCAAGGTGACGGCATCTACCGCATCCGTAAGTTTCATGCCACTGGCAGAGGCGAGGATGAGCGTTTGCTCCGTCACTTCTGCTAAAGCCTCTTTATTTGCTAGCAATTCGGGTTTAGCGGAACCTACTAATTTATAAGCTTCCAGTATCTCATCAGCGGATTGGCGTATGCGGATACCTTCTTCGGTAACTGTAGTGGAAAGACGTTTTGCTTGATCTGTAAGCCACTCTATACTTTCATCATCTAGGCCTGTAAGAGCTTTTACATCGGCCTTGCTTTCTTCCAGTTTATTGCGGGCTTCACGGAATTTGTTGAAAGTAAGAGTAATACCCGTAATGGCTGCCACTGCGGTACCAATGATTCCCATATATTTATTTACGAAATCTGTGGCACGTCCCCAGACCGAGGCTTGGCAACCGATCTCTACACGCATCTCTTGTTGGGCTAGTGCGGTTTCTTTGGAGATGCGTTTCAGCATTTCTAGTTTAGTGTTATATTCAGCGGTACCACGAGTTACTTTTTTCAGCTCCGTTGAAATTTTATTCTTTGTCTTTATTAAGTCATTATAAGTAGCTCCACTTAGGTTCTTCAATACTCTTTCCGTATCAGCGACCTCTTGCTTATACTTTTGCATCTTCTGGGTTTGGGCAGTCAACTCACGTTCTATTTTCTTAGCCGCCTTACTATTGCCTTCTCCCGCTGCTCGGAGATCGAGTAGCTTTTTCTCCAGTTCCCCGATTTTCGTCTCTAACTCCGATGCGCTAGTCATTGCGTCGGAGTTATCCAGATATATCTTGATGCTCCTGTTTAAATCTCCTGCCATATCCTAATCTTTATCTATGAAAATTCGTGATGCGTCGATTTGCATATCGGCGGCGTAGTCCGCTACGATGTCTGCCAGTTTGGGAAGATTCTTTTCGATGATGGGATCGAACCAACGGATCGGGTGGCGGTTGCCGGTTCCCATCAGGTAGAAAGAATCCGGGTTGGTCTTTTTCAGTTTCCCGTATTTGTCCGTCCATTTAGAGCCGCCCCGGAAACCACCTTGGCCCCGTCCGGCTCCCCTATGGATATAGATACCTTCACGGGCGAAACTGAATCCCACTCGTTCGGTCTCTCCTTTACTTTTGTAAATTCTGGGTTCTAGGGAGTCCGATAGGAACTCATCTTTCTGGACAAGCAAGGCGATATTCCCTTTCAAGTCTTGGATTATGTAGCCCATCCATTCCTTTACCTCAGAATTAAATTGTCTCAATTTCTCCTTATCCTGCCTACGTTCATACCGGGCGATCCGGCTGGTTGACTCTAGCGAGATCTCGAAGGGTAATCCTTCCCTCGCTCCGATTAGGGAGTTCTTGCGTTTAGGCGTGCGCATCTGCTCGCTCAATCTTTTCATGACTCCCATATCATACCCACATTGATTGGTCGATAGAGAAGGGGATAGGCTTTCTTAGGTTGAAGCCTAACATCACCCCATAGAAATTATCTCCCATGGGACCTATGCCCCGAAAGGTCATGCTGTTTAGCTCTAGGAACTGAAGCCCGTTACGTTCCTCGTTCCAGTCGAGCATCATCCGGCAGACGATCTGCATGAGAAGATCCTTGCATTCCGCTTTCGCAAAGTGAATCCCGTCGATATTCCCGGCCTCGCATTGCTTTAATAGGGCGATAAAATATTGTGGGATATTTACGAGGTTGTCATTGTTAAGCCAAGAGAAATCCGAGTTAAGCCCGTCGATGGCGACTAATACATGATCCCGGATAGAGGAGATACGTTCTTCCAGATCAGAGATTTCCTCTACCTCGTCACTACGGAGGAAATGACATTCCCCGTCCGTATGACCGATAGCGGCTAGATGCCTAGCGATCCATTCCGAATACTCAAAGTGATTGTATATGTCCATAACATCCAATTTATAGACACAAAAAAAGCCCCCCGAAGGGAGCTTTTAAAGGACATATGAAAACTACTAATCACCTTTTATACCTACTGATATAATCAGTCAAGCGTTCAGCTTGCAATTTTGTTATCTTTGTAAATGAAATCTTCTTCTTAAGTGTCTCAAAACCAAATTCATCTATAAACTTACCAATTGAAACATTTAAAAACATAGAAGGCAAAGAAGACACACCTTCCATATCGATGGTAATCTTGTCCGAAGAATTCATATTCTCTCTGATTATATCATAGAGACTACTTCCTGCCATAGGAAAATCCTTTCCTTCCATCACGTCATAAAGTTTAATTGTACACATAGTATCCTCTTTTTATTTAGTTAAAAATCAAACTCGTCTAAAATTTCTTCTTCTTCCAAATTTCCTAAATATAATTCGAAATATATCAACGTCCCATTAAAATCAAAATCAATATTGTCAATTTTAACTTCATGCTTCTTTAATAAACGAGCTGTATTGCAAATTATTCTTACTGCATCAGCGCACGATAATATATTATCTAGGCCTTTTCCTTTATTATGAACCTTAGATCCAACTGTAAAATCAACCTCTATAGACTTTTTCAAAGCATCGCTATCTGATATTATAGTGGAATCAAAATTTCTGACAGATTTTGATATACCTTTCCCGAAATCACAAATAGCTACACGCAAGACTTCATCCTGTCCTTCATATTTAATAAATGAAAAAGCATTACCATTTGCATCAGCATGATCAAAAACATTATAAAATGCTTCTACTATGCTAAGCGAAATTATACTTAAGTCTTTACCTCTAAAGAAATTCTTTTTAAAATATTGTTCTACCTCTATTGCATATGCGTCTTTTTGATTCTCAACTATACGCCATAAATTAAATATATTATCACTTTCAGAATCCACATGATCTTTACTGTAATTCCAATACTCTCTAAATTTAAGATCTTCAAAAAACAGCTTCTCTATAGATTCATTTGATATCCGTATAGTATGTTCTTCTACATTAACTAAAAATTCAATCAAACATGCAATTGTAACAACATGAATAGGCTGAAATAATTCAGGAGACAATGTATCCTTAAAAACAAAAGTTATTTGTTTTTGATAATTTTCTTTTTTATATTCATTCCTGATAGTAGCGATTTGTCTCAGCCAATCCGCTCTTTTCAAAGAGTTAAAATATATGTTCGTATTATCCATGTTTTGAAGAACATTATTCATATATACAACAATTTTTATCTGCTGAATATTATCAGTTTCTATTTAAAAAAGCAAAATAAATAATAGCAAAACAATCAACACACCAGCTATAACCTTGCTTATATGGTTTTTGCTGTGACGCACTTCATTCAGAGCCGCACCGATCAGCATAACAAAACCTAATATAGCTACAAATGTCAGCATACTGCAAATATAATCATTCTTTTGGAAGAAGCAAGCGTAACAGCTCCTCCAATCTCATGGCGGCATGCATTCGTTCTTCTTTACTATATTGTCCGTTTACATCGGTAACGATGTCGAGTAGGCGCAGGGCTTCTTGGAGTTTCATTTCGG